AGAATATCCTAAATCTGTTAAGAACTTATAAGCATTAATGTCTTTTTTTAATTCTCTACTATGTATTTCTATAAAAATAGTTGGATTGTATTTTCTTATAGTATTTATCGCACCTTCTAAAACACATAACTCATGTCCTTCCGTATCTATTTTTATAAAGTCTACTTCATCAAAATCAAAATTATCTATTGTGGTTGTATTAATTGAAGCTACTTTACTAGTACGAACTCTCTTTGGATTATATTCCAATGTTGACATACCAGAATTATGTTGTGTTACTTTCATATTTACTGTATCAATTTTGTTGGAAATGGCCAGAGAATGTATCTCAACATTTCCTATACCTTTACAATTCTCCTTCCAACACTCAACGTGTTCTTCAACTGGTTCAAATGATATAACTTTCCTAAAAATTGTTGATAATCTTTTAGTCCATATACCAACATGAGCTCCAATATCTAATGCAACTCCTCTGTTTGGAATAAACCGCATGGTATCAAAGAAATGTTTTTGTTCGTACCCATCTCTCCAAAACCAATTATCATTATCTGGTATCCAAAGTTTTTTATCTTTAGTTAGTTTCACTTTTTTTCTCTGGATCAATCAATACAATTTCTAAACCATATGGTTTATAAATTTCTTTTAGAATTTTAAAATCTTTTTGTATAGATTTGCTATTTTTATATTCTTCATATTTAGCTATAAAATCAAACCAAACGACAATTAAAATTTTCTTTGGATATTTGTTATTATGTCCTTTATAATAAGAAATTATTTTATCATTAATTTTTTCTTTAATATACTGTCTGTGTAATTTTATCTCTAAGTCAGCATCTGGAAATTTTTTTTTCTCCTTTTCCATAAGTTTATCCCAAGCATCTTTGTCTTCTTGTGAAAAGAGTTCCTTATCTGGGTCCAAAGCATCATCAGAAAAGTCATAGCTATTATCTTGATACTTTTTCTCTTTCTTTATCTCATCTTTATATTCTTTTTTTATTAGATTTTTAAAAGCTTGTATATCTGATATATCATATCCTTGTTGATCAAAAATATCATCAATGAATTCATGATCCATTATTGGAACACCATTTTCATTTATCAATACATCTTTTTTCTTAACAAGAATATTTCTAATGCTTCTGAGGATATCCTCATCATCACGATAATCTGGTACGTCTTCGGGTGGGTGATTAAACCAGTTTCCTAATTTTTCTTTATCTTCAGGTAAGATATGTTTATGCCATTCATAAGGTATAGCCCAACCCCACATTTCATCGTGCTTTTTAGTTTTCTTAAAAGCATAGTAACTTTGACTGCCGTCACCTACTTCTTCATCACCATTTTTATATTCTGGTTGATATATAATCAAATTATTAAAATTATCTTTAAGACTTGGTAATTTTTCCTGCTTTGATGCATACCTAGAAACTGATTTTTTATTTTTGGTCTTAACTCTGGCTTGTATTAATTTTTTAATCTTTTCTAGATGCAATAATCTTTCTCTAGATAAAGACACCTTTTCAAACACATTAGTTTGTTCTTCACGTTGTCTGTTTATTTCTTTTTTAAGTTTTAAACAAGAAATATAAGACATCATCTCCTCGTGTGAAACAACTCCGTACTTTTTATCACCACCTGTTCCATTATTTCGATTATAACAATTATCCTTTGAATTTATTAGATCATCTGGAAAATATTCTCTATGTTTTGTTATTTCAAATTGTTCATAAAGTCCAATTTTTGATATTTTGGGATTTATATATAATAGCTCAATTTCTGGGGCTTTAGAAGACTTTTCCCAATCTTCTAGTAATTTTTTAGTTGGAATGTTATTTCCTCTAGATGAGCCCTGATAACTTTTTATTGCACTTATTATGGTTTGCTTATTAATTTTATCCTTTTTCTTGAGGAGGGTTTTCTTAAAAATATAATACCACCATGTATTCTCATCATCATTCCATACACGAATTGAAGCAACATATCTTTTCAAATCTTCTGGAATTTTATCTTCATTTATAATAATTGGAATCGATTTAATATTCATTCACACATACCATTCATCATATCACTAAATTGTTCATAATATTCATCTTCTGACAAAAGAACCTTTTTATAATTATCTCTGTATTGTTTTATAAGCTTACCACAATCTTCCTTTAGAGCCAATACCCTTTCTTTAAATTCATCAAAATTTTCCACTCTTTGCCATGGATCAATATTGTATGTGTTATTCTTATCGTAATCTCTCCATACAAAAGGAACCATACCAATAGATAAGGCCTCTGGGTATCGTGCAGTAGTTGCAGTTGGGTCTAACCAATTAAAACACAATGTACATCTGGCAGGTTCCAACATAGGATATAATTGTTTCCAATCCTTAATCCATGCAGCCTGTCGTTTTACACCAGAAGGAAATCCACCAACAAGAACTGTAGATATATCAGGGTCACGATATATTTGTCGTATGGTTTTCTCCCTGTCATGGCCATGTTTCATTCTTCCCCAATATGCAAAATCAATAATCTTTTCTGTACCTATCATTTCTGCAAGAGGATTCTTAAGCGTCTGAATGAAGTGATATTTCATACCGTGAATGTTTCCACTAAAGTCTATCTCATCAATTGTATGGAATGATTTAAGGTTCACCCCCTTCAATGTTTCTGTCCTATACAATTCTTCTGTATCACCTCTGTCGGAACGCCACATAATTACATCTTTACCCTCAAAGTATGGGCGTATAGTGTCCATATGACTCTCTGATTTAGCAAGGTCTTTGGGGTTCATTTGCAATTCCCCATGATATCGAAACTCTGAATCACTAGGTATTACTATCATGTCAGCATTTTTGATGGACTCTGGTGTTCGTTTAGGTCTATTCTTATCAAATGATACATTGTAAGTATCGTATTCATGTTGAGGGTTAGCCTTCATCCATTTTACATAGTTCTCAAAGAAACTATCCAATACAGTTTCTAATGGCCCATTATATTTTACGTTAGACCGTAATCGTGCAATAGTAATTTTCAACGTATAATATCAATCTTATTCATAGTATCTTGGTTCCAAATTTCAAGTTCCTTACGAACCCTTCCATCTGCAATCACGTTGTTATATCGTTTCGTGGCCTTCTTTTTCCACCATTTAATAACATTTTCAAATTCAAAGATATCATAATTTTCTGCTTTTGTCAAGGTACTTTCTTCACCCAATAAAACTTTTTTTGCATTGGAAAATCCATATTCACTCATATAAAATCTTTTTTGTGTTGTTACTTCTCCAGCAGAAGCAATCTTCTTGCAAAATAATTCATAAGCCTTAGTATCGTATTCTTTAAGGGATGCTTTTATTATACCTACCATCTTAGTTTGCATTTTCAGTTTACGACTAGATACTCCTTTACGAATAAGTTCTTCACCACCATTCTTTTCTGTAAACCAATCTTTTAATTCTGGATATATCTCTTCACCCAATGTCAACAAAAACTTGGATTGTGTATCACCCTTGTATCTTAAATATGGCCGCATACCATCATACATTGAAGCTCCCTTTATGTTGCCATAAAGAGATGTGGTTTCAAATAAACAAAATTCTGTATCGTATTTCTTATTCAACATCCTACGAACATCAGAAGAACAACAAATTGCAGCAAGAAGTTTACCACCAAGATAATTAAATCCAAATGGTTGTATTGGAACAATATTAAATCCCATTATTGCTCTTTGATTAAAAATTTCTAAATCTGGAACCCCCCCAAGATAATCATTACGAGGCTTAGAATTAATCAACGGAGAACCAAAACGAATAAATCCTACAATCTTATTTATGTTAGTTTCTTTAATAATATACTTAGCCGTCTTGCCTGGATTTTCATCTGGTGAAAATGATGCAGTCATTTCTAAAAGTGTGTTAAATATTTTAGGCTGCATTTGAATAATAGAGAAATTCATATCCTCTGGATGCATATCATAATCTTGAAACATGTCATCTTCTAAACTAAAGCCAGGAAGTGCAACAGGAATATTCTTTACTCGTTCAATTTTTCTCGCACGAAAATAATCATCGATACGATTAAAATCACTAAAATACTCCATTAACTTAATTGCTACATCAAATGCATCTTGTTTTTCAAGTATAATGGAGCGGGCAGGGGGAATCGAACCCACATCATCAGATTGGAAATCTGAGGTAATACCATTATACGATGCCCGCAACTCTGTCAAAAGAAATCCTCTAGTGTTCCTTGTGTTCCGTAGCTGTCATCAATTTTCCACTGTATCTTTTCAGTGATAAATCTTAACGGTTCCACGAACGATTTTCTATACTGTTCATCATAGTCTATTCTGTCTAAAATGTCAAGTTCCTTTGGCATAAAAGTTGCAAAAGAAAATGCACTTGTTGTATAGATATTGGGTTGTTTCATATGTAGAAATTTTATCTTATCGCCTTCCTGTATGAGAGGATATTTGTTTGTCAATTTATGTTTCTTCAATAAATGATTATACAAGATTGCTCCTTTGCAGTGGATAGGAGCTCCCTTTGCAAACATACCATTGGGTGATGAAAACTTTTTAAGTCCATTTACTGAACGTGGGTATGCAATATCTTCTGGTGGCAACTTCATAAATTCTTCTCTAAATTCTTGTATGAATGTATTTAGCATTTTCTCATCACCCGTCATAATGATGTTCAGCGCATCCTTAATCTTTTGTCTGCATACTGCTGGTGTGGAACTTTTGACTGCCTCAATGCCCATGATTTTGAATTGGGGAGTTTTATAACGAACCCCTTCAATATCCCATGCACTTAAAATGTATCTTTTCTTCGCAGTCCAAATACCTTTATCAGCAATTACCTCCCTTGACATATCCATCTTTTGTTCATATGCATTCATGCTCTCAGCAAGAGCTTGATAACTCTTATCAATAAACGGTTTAATTTTATCAGTGGCCACCTTATCCAAAAAATCGACAATTTTTTTAGTTTCTGTTCCACCTTCAAACACAGTATTAACAAGTCTGTCAAACGTAATGTATACTGAATCGGTATCAGACGCAATAACGTAGTCCATTTCTCTTGTCTCCAAGATTTTATTGAGGTATATATTAAGAGCCTTTTCAATCCACCGTATAGACAACTGACCGCTCGTGGTAATTGCAGTAGCAACCATAAGATCATAGTAACGAAACCAGTTATTGCCGATTGCACCATACGCACTATTGAGTGAAATCTTTTTGGCCATTTGGATATTGTTATACCTTGATATGTCTTTGAGAAGCTGGGGATCTTTAGTGTCTTCATATTTCTGTTTAGCTTCGAGCATAAGTCGTTTATATTTTGTACGATCATTGTACATGTTCTCCATCATTTCAGGCAAAAATCCTCGTTTGTCTTTTCGAAAAAATGCACCATTGGGCGTCATGCAATATTCTGTATTATTCTTAGCTTTGCCTGCAAGAATTTTATCTACTAATCCATCTTCCTTCTCACTGTTGGGGATAAGTGTTTCTGGCGAAATATTATATTGCATAATTAAATGTGGATACAGAGAATTCAAGTCAAAACTCATCACCCAATTATGCATACCGATAAGAGGATCTTTTACATACGCCCCCTCATACTTGTCATATTTTTCTGATACACGTTTTGGCGGAATGACAATATTTTTCTCACGCAAATAATTGTATATCAAAATATCCCAATAACGAACTGAACCAAGAACATCTGTATAATTAACCTTTGCATCATAAGCCATGGTCAAACAAAGTTTAATTAGTCCCATCTTGTCTTCTAACTTATCAACAAGTTCAACGTCATTGATGTTGTATTCAATAAATGATTGATAGTCCTTTGTGTACCATTCTCTAAAAGTATCGTATGGGTTGCCGTCTTTTCTTTCACCCAATTCGACAAATGCAATATGGTTCAACCGATATGATTCTTGAGCACTATATGTAAATTTCCGATACAGGTCAAAATAATCCAAAGCAGCGATGCCTGGTAAAATATATACCTGATGGTTTCGGCCCATCTGATAAACTTCACGGGACTTTATTCCACCCCATGGAGACAGACGATTTAGTTCATCTTCACCAAACAACTTTTTGATACGATTACAAATATATGGAATATCAAAAAATTCTGAATTCCAACCTGTAACGATATCGGGATGATATTTTTCCCAAAAGACAAGAAACTCTTTTAACAAATGTACTTCGCTCTCACAATTTACATATGTTACATCTTCACGGTCTGTTTTAAAATCACCAATGCCCCAAACAACAATGCGTTTGCTCTGGTGGTTTTTAATTGTGATGGATAAAAGTTCTTCTTCAGCTTCCCTTGGTGAAGGAAATCCATTCTCACATTGAACCTCAATATCAACTGTAACTATCAGAAGGTTTTCTATATCCCAATCAACTCTGCCCTTGTATGTATCAGAAATATAAGTGTAGGGATATTGAGTATTTCCACATATAAGTTCTGGCTGAGATTTATGACTTTCAATCCACTCTTTAGCTTCTCTCATAGTGGAAAATGTCAAATCAGTGACATAACCACCATCAAGATTTTTGTAAGGAGTTTTCTTTTTTACAGGAGCATACAGTGTGGGAGAATATCGTATTCTAAAATTTTCACGCTCACCATTTACAATAGCTCGCACAAGAAGATTGTTGCCCCACTGAAGAACATTAGTATAAAAATTCATTATATAAGTATATCACCTTTGATGTTAATTGTCAAG